TCACTTTGAGATGAGCGCGTGGCTCAAATTCGGATTGACAAACACATGTGTATGGTCAGAAATAATGTTAAAGGCATTGTAGATAAATAGATCGGGAATGTCCAACTGGTAGTTTCGCATCTGCCGATAGGCGGAAGAGATATCTGCCGTCTCCGACGAGCCGGACTTCAGTTCCACAACAACCAGCGGCAAACCGTTAATAAAAAGAACGATGTCAGGTCTCCGGTTTTGGTTGGGCCCTGCCACCGTCCACTGGTTGATTACTGTAAATTGATTGTTCTCAATATTCTCGTAGTCTACCAAATATACCGTCGAAGTCTTCTCTTCTCCCCTGTGCATGTAGGACACTTCCATGCCATCCTGTAACCATTCCATAAAGGTCCGATTTCTCTGTACCAGGCTGCCTGCATCTATATTTTGCAAGTTGAAAACTGCCTTGTCGAGGACATCCCGATCCAATCCCGGGTTGATGCGAGATAGCGACTCTTCCAAATCTGCCATGTAGAGTGGGTTCCGGTACGAGTCCCTTTCGATGTCTTCGGCAGAAATGTAGTTATGGCCAAGGTTTTGGATGACCTCCAGCACAGAACCTTCGTAGATTGATTCAGTAAAAGACATAACTGAGCTCCTTACTGTTCGGGGGGAATGCGAATCTTGCCGGACATAAGTTTGGGGAGTAGGGTGTTGCGAAGATTTTCCGTTATACGTATTTCTTTATCTAGCAAATAATACATATTATCAAAAAGTGATGCTATTTCTTCATACTCTCTAATAATGTTGCATGGCGGAGCAAGAGTTAACATTTCTTTTAAATCTCTTTGTGTCATCGAACCAAATACAGTGCCTTCGCTATTGAAAAAATCATATTTCTTATTAAATTGCATCATTGTATAAAGCAAGTAAGAGTTCGCGTTAATTTTGGAGTTGAGAGCCGCTAATCCTCTGCCAATACAGCAGTCTTCATTAGCGATGTTGATGTCTCCTACAGGTGCTCTGACACTCAGCAAAATATCACCCTTCTGCGCAATCCTTTTGGGATCAGTTGTATATAACCGTCTCCGCGGAAAGCGGTTCGTAAAATCGGCTCTTCCTTGGTAAAATACTGTGCCTTCACCTACTTCATTATACGTTGCTCCTTTGGGCGATTGACCCATAGTTATATTGGCAATTTGATTCAGCTGGACGACTTCCCACCCCTCCGGTATCATCCCAAGCTCCGACTCAACCATGACTCCTCCTGAAGATTTATAGGGATTGCCATCCTTGTCTGGGAATTCAAAATCTACAAACCAATGTATGAAGAGAGCTTGTGCTTGAGCTTCCAAGTTGTCGTTGGTTTTGTTGTTTAGTTCTATCTTTTTGTCTAAGGCAGACAAGGTGGAGGCTATAGCCGCCTGCTCACTTAGTTCCGGAATATAGAATTTATACTTACTTAGTGTTTTGGCGCTTATATTTGCTTGAGCTGTTTGACTATCTACAAAATTTCTAACATAGTTTTGAAAGTCATTACCAATCACCGAATAGTACAAATAATCTTTATTTATGTCTTCAGTAGGCTGAAATAATAGAACCCTCTGGTTCACATAAGCTTCGTTGTGGCACATTCTTCCAATCTTTCCGATTGTGGCACCAGTCATGGCAAATACAAAATCTCCTTCATATGCAACATAGTCATTAATTTTATCTAAATCATAATTCGTTATATCAACACCTTCTAAAGCTTCATAATCGACAACCGGAGGTTTAATGTTACCAATTTTGATGACCTTTTCATTATGAGCTCCAAAATCTGTTCCTTTAAAAGCATAGCCCGGTTTTAAGCCAGTAACATTTCCTAACTTAACTTCTTTCCATCCATCAGGCAATCTATAAGTCATATCCGATCACCTTCAGCCTTTCTCGTATTTCTTTTTCCAAATCTCGGCCTTGCTTAAAAAGGTCGGATAATTCTTCCGTCAGGCCTCCCATCCTTTCTTCGAAGGGAATGCCGTCATCCTCCTCTTCTTCAATACCCACATATCTACCTGGGGTCAAGATGTAGTCATTCTCCTCAACTTCGGCTAAGTCCGCCTGAGCACAAAACCCTTTGACCTCTTCTAGTTTTCCTTCCGTAAAATCCTTGTAGGTCCGGGCGATTTGAAGAATTTCTTCTTCTTCCAGTTCTCTGTGGGCTCTCGTTACCATAACACCTATACTTCTAGCATCTATAAATAGAGTCTTGCCCTTCAGTTTCTTGTCTTTGTTTAAGATCCACAGCGACACAGGGATCCCAGTGGAATAGAAAAGCTGTGTTGGCATGGCCACAATGCACTCCACGATATCATCTTCTATCATGTTTTTTCTAATCGTGCCTTCGTTCCCTGTCTGGCTGGACAGGGAACCGTTGGCCAAGACCATACCAATCTTGCCGCGTGGGGATAAGTGATCTATAACCGCAAAAGTAAAATCATCGCACGGTTAAAAAAGCTGTTTGCAGAGCAGGGCATCCTCTAAAACCGCATAACTACTGCATTTCAGGAGGGGGTTAATATTTTCGGCTATTAGTAGAGGAAGAGATAAGACGCTACTGATAGCCACCCTTCCTCCGGGTGCAGACCCGTCTAACACAGGAGGTAAAGCCTATGAATCTGCAACACAAAGTGCAAATCAATGTTGCACGAAAAGATGGCTCTCAAAAGAAAGCCGTTATCAAAAGCGGGATCAGCAAGATACCGCAAAGACTACTGAATTTTCTTTTCGGTGAGTTTACCGAGGTTTTGGTACTCACTCCCGGACAGAGTGTTCAGTCGGTAGAAATCCATGAAATTGGGAAAGGAGGTACTGCACATGAGCCGAAACAAACTGCTTCTTGATGTAGCAAGCGACATGGAGTCGCTGACAGAAAGTCTGCGTACATTGGCAAACGCTATCGTAAGCGATGAACCTTCAGCCGAATCAGAAGAAAAGCCATCCACTCGGGAAGTTCAGGAAGTTAAGCCTGCCGCAAAGACCATCTCTGTTGAAGATGTCAGAGCCGTGCTTGTGCCTATCAGTCAAAGCGGCAAAACCGCCCAGGTCAGAGCTCTGCTTAATAAGCACGGGGCAAGCTGCTTAAGTGACATCGACCCCGGCAAGTACGCGTCCCTCCTTGCGGATGCGGAGGTACTTGCCAATGGGTAGACACGCAGTCCTTTCCGCATCAAGTTCACATAGGTGGACAAACTGTACTCCCGCTGCCCGGCTTGAATTGGAATTCGATGACAACGAGTCTTCAGCTGCTGCCGAAGGCACTGCCGCCCACGCCTTAGCCGAGCACAAACTGCGTAGGGCACTTAAGATGGTGAGTATGTTTTCAAGCATTGTGATGGCGAATGGCTCGACCCGGATAAGTACTTAGCAGAACATCCAAGTTGGCGGGATTGCTCTCTCCTTCCAACATCATCAAGGGAAAGCAAGGTCACTGAAACCTCCGGGAAGCACCAAGAGGATCCCCTCGAAAAACCCGGCATCGTTGGAACCTTTTGCCGAACATACAGCATTACGGAAGCTATCGAAAAATTTATCCCTGATATTTACACTCCCTCGGCCATGGATGGCAGGTACGACTATATTCCTGCTGACAGCAGTGCAGGTGTGGTCGTTTATGATGATAAATTTGCATACTCCCATCACGCCACCGACCCGGCTTGCGGTCAGCTCATGAATGCCTTTGATGCGGTACGGATTCACAAATTCGGTAGACTTGATGATAAGGCATCACCAGACACCCCTCCGAGCAAGCTGCCTTCCTTTAGGGAAATGTGCCAGTTTGCTATTGAGGATGACAAGATAAAACTTGCAATTGCACTGGAGCGCCAGCAGGAAGCCTTAGATGATTTTATCGATGATACAGACTGGCTTTCACGCCTTGAGTACGAACCTCGCTCCAAGGTGCTGAAGAACTCCCTTCGTAACCTTACGCTTATCCTGGAGAACGACCTCAATTTAAAAGACATTGTGTTTAACGAGCAGCTGGATGGCATGGAGATAAAAGGTGAAGTACCGTGGAGCCATCCGAGCAAGTTTTGGAGAGACGCAGACGATGCCCAGCTAATCAGCTACATTGACAAGCACTATGGTGCCTTCACAGCGAGGAATTATGATATCGCAGTCGCAAAGGTTACCGATGACCGCTCCTACCATCCCATCCGTGAGTACATTGACAGCCTGCCGGAATGGGATGAAGTTCCGCGCGTGGATACGCTGCTTATTGATTATCTTGGAGCAGATGACAATGAATATGTTCGGGCTGTGACAAGGAAAACGCTCTGTGCCGCTATTGCCAGAGTACTGAATCCCGGCTGCAAGTTTGATTCCATGCTTGTGCTAAACGGTCCCCAAGGTGTCGGTAAAAGCACACTCATATCAAAGCTTGCCGGGGAGTGGTTTTCCGACAGCTTGAACTTAAGTGATACCAAAGATAAAACTGCCGCTGAAAAGCTGCAAGGCTACTGGATTCTTGAAATAGGTGAACTGGCAGGGCTTCGCAAAGCCGAAGTTGAAACCCTCCGCTCCTTCATATCAAGGCAGAATGATATCTACCGTGCTTCCTTCGGTAAACGAGCCACACCGCATTTAAGGCAGTGCGTATTTTTCGGCACGACCAATGCAGAGTCCGGCTATCTTCGTGATACCACGGGCAACCGCAGGTTTTGGCCTGTAAAAACACCCGGCGGGAAGGTAAAACATTCATGGCAGCTTTCCGCATACGAGATTCAGCAAGTCTGGGCTGAAGCACTTGTGTATGTGAAGAAAGGTGAAAAGCTGTATCTCGACAATGCCGTTGAAAAATTAGCAAAGGCCGAGCAACGTGAGGCTTTGGAATCCGATGAGCGTGAAGGCTTGGTGCGTGAATACATCGACACCCTTCTGCCGGAAGACTGGGACAGCATGGATCTGTTTGAACGCAGAAACTTTTTAAACGGCAGCGAGTTCGGCGGTGAGAAACGCTCTGGGACTATAAAGCGTGAATCCGTCTCAAATATGGAAATCTGGTGCGAGTGCTTCGGAAAAGAAAGAGCCAACCTGCGCCGTATCGATGCCAATGACATATCTGCTATTGTCACCCGCATTGGTGGCTGGGAACGCTCTAAATCTAAGATACGAATTCCGCTCTATGGGCCTCAGTGGATTTATGTTCCAAAGTCTTGTTCCAAAGAATGAACTCTCGGCGGGGAGCCAGTTTGGAACTGTTCCAAAGTACCGATTTTGTACCGAAAGTTCCAAACCCTATGCTACCTTGGAACGACCAATAAAGCCTTGAAAACAGGCACAAATAGATAAACGCTGTTCCATGTTCCAAAGAATACTATCAAAAATAAAAGTGTAAGTAGATATAGGTATATACAGCATTTTATATTTATAGAGATTTTTTGGCACATTGGAACAGCGGGAAAGGAAACCTATGTTAGAAAAAACCATTGAAAATAAATTAAAAGCCACTGTCAAAGACATGGGCGGCATAGCATTTAAGTTTACTGCTCCTGGAATCAATGGAGTGCCTGACCGCCTGGTGCTATTACCGCATGGGAAGTTAGCTTTTATTGAACTAAAAGCACCGGGTAAGAAAATGCGGCCGATGCAAGTACGCAGAAAAAGGCAGTTAGAACAACTTGGGTTTTTGGTTTACTGCATTGACAACGTAGAACAGATTGGAGGTGTGCTTGATGCCATTGAAAATCAACTGTGATTGGTGCGGAAAAGAAATTCTCCGATGTAAATCACAAATTAAGAAACATAATTTTTGTAGTAGAAAATGCTTGGCTGATTTCAGTAATAAAAGAAAGAACCCCGAAAGATATATGGACTTAAAGGATTTTACAAAAATGAGCGAGCATCTTACTATGCTTAATCGAGTATTAAATCCATCTCGAATGAATCCTGATACACGACAAAAACTGCGTGATTATCGGTTGGGTTCTGGAAAAGGAGTTACGTATACCAAATATTTCGGTGTTCATGAACATCGAGTAGTGGCAGAACAACTGCTTGGTAGATCCCTGACTGATGATGAAGTCGTCCATCATGTTGATGGCAACAAAAGAAATAATACCCCGGATAACCTGATGGTGCTTCCATCGCAATCAGAACACGCAAAGCTACATTTGAGAGATCGGGATTTTTGGAATGGAGGTGATGCCAAATGAAGTTCATACCACATGAGTATCAGCAGTATGCGATTGATTTTATCGAGAGCAAGCCAATATCTGCAGTATTCCTTGATATGGGCTTGGGTTGGCAAAACAGTGATAACGCTGACGGCAATAACCGACCTTCTCTTTGACAGCTTCGATGCGCATAAAATTCTGGTTATCGCACCTCTTCGAGTGGCTCGTGATACATGGCCTGCTGAAATCGAAAAATGGGATCACCTTCATGCCCTTACTTATTCCGTGGCAATCGGCACAGAGCAGGAACGGAGAAATGCACTTCTGGCTAAAGCGGATATTTATCTCATCAACCGTGAAAATGTGGACTGGCTTGTGAGCAAGAGCAATATACCATTTGACTTCGATATGGTGGTCATTGATGAGTTATCCTCTTTCAAATCCCATAGTGCTAAACGCTTCAAAAGTCTTTTGAAGGTCAGACCTAAGATAAAACGCATTGTGGGTCTTACGGGTACTCCCTCCAGCAACGGACTTATGGATTTATGGGCTGAATTTCGTATCCTCGACATGGGTCAAAGACTCGGCAGGTACATCACCCATTACCGTAATAACTTTTTTACCCCGGATAAGCGAAATCAACAGATGGTCTTTTCCTATAAACCGCTTCCGGGTGCAGAAAAAGCAATATACAGACTTATTTCCGACATTACCATCTCCATGAAATCTACTGATTTCTTAAAAATGCCGGAATGCATGATAAATGAAGTCCCTGTGTACTTAAGTCCAAACGAACGAGATATTTACGATACCTTCCGTGAGGACATGGTCATAAAACTTAAAACTGATGAAATTGATGCAGTCAACGCCGCTGTTCTTTCCGGCAAACTCCTTCAGATGGCAAACGGTGCTGTTTACGACGAGGATCTCTGCTTCAAGACCTGGGAGCAGATTGCAGTGGATATGAATTACAGCATCGATAATGTTTATCGCATACACAGAAAAGCCCTCTGTGCGGTGAGCATTCCGAAAAGCATACAGTAAATTCTACTGTTTTCTACTATTGCCTTTGTGTTATGGTAAAGTTAGCAAAATAGAATCCTGAAAGCCTTCGTCGGAGAAATCCTGCGGGGGCTTTTCTTATGCCTAAAAGGAGGTGAACCCATGCCATACAAACCTAAGCGTCCTTGTGCTTACCCAGGCTGCGGTCGGCTTGCAGACAGCGAGCAATACTGCGCCGAGCATCAAAAGACTATGACCAAACACTATAACCGGTACGAACGTGACCCTGCTTCCAACAAAAGATACGGTCGTGCATGGAAGCGTATCCGTGACCGCTACATCAAGTCGCATCCTCTTTGTGAGGAGTGCGAGAAACAAGGTAGGCTCACTCCCGCCGAAGAGGTACACCACCTCCTCCCCTTATCCAAAGGCGGCGGCAATGAGAAGAGTAACCTCATGGCTCTTTGTAAATCCTGTCACTCTCGAATCACCGTCGAGAGCGGCGACCGGTGGGGGCGGTCAAATCTCTAAAACTATTCAAAGCGGACAGCGGCGTGGGGCTTCGTGTAAAAAAACGCAGATTCAAACGAGGGAATAGCCTAATTCTGACCGAAAACCTATGGAAAACCATGTAATTATACAGAGTAAAGTAGGAATACACAAAACAAAAAGACCGGGAGAGCCTTAGAGTATAATTATAGTTGGCAAGAAAAGTAAATAAATAGGAGACATCATAAAGATATCTCCCATATACAATAATCATCCTGTATAATGTTAACGACGAAGAAAACATTTATGGGAGGATTTATGTATAGTTTAAGTGTAGATGTAAATGGAGTTAATTTCAAGGAGTTAGAGAAAAATTTATATAAACATGCATGTGATCAAGCATGTAAAATGCTTGCAGAGATTTTTGTAAATTTAGATAATATGCTTTTGGAGAAGAGAGACAAGAAGCTTTTCAGATTTAAGGTATTTAAGCATACTTGCATAAAAACAATCATGGGCCCGGTAGAGGTAGACAGAAGGGTCTACGAGTATAAAGATGAAACTGGAAAGAAGAGTTACCGATATTTACTTGATGAATATTTAAGTATGGAGACTATTGGTCATATATCTGCAAATCTAGTTGAAAAGATGATTGAAAATGTTACGAATGTGTCTCTACGTAAGTCAGCAGAGAATATAAAGGCAATGACAAATCAGGACGTAAGATGGATAGGAACTTGCTTTCATTATACCTAG